CGGTGATCTTGGCTTCCATGCGTTTGGATGCAGGATTGGGGATCGACGATGGCCCTTTGGCAGTGCCGCCGCCCTTGGTCGTCTTCTCGCGGCCAGCAACGTCCTCGCCGCCGAGACTCCCGGCCTTCTGATCTTGGCCGGTGCCAACGGTGGCGCGGCCGCGCAGAATGTATTGGCCGTTCTCGTCAGGTTGCAGGCCGAGTGCCTTGCCTTGTGCCGGCGTGATAATGACGTCGGTGTTGTTGCCAACGGAAACGGACCGGTTGTCGACGCTGTATTTGTTGCGTGCGTTGGCGCCGGATTGCTGCATGCCTTCGCGGGTGATGTTGGTCCTATTGGTCGCGTCGTTGCGCTGGTTGGCGCCCGTCTGCTGCATTTCCTCGCGGGTCAGGTTCGTCCGATTGATCGTGCCCTGCTTGACGAGCTCTTCTGCCGCATCGCGTGCGCTGATCTTTGACTGCGCATCTGGCGACAGGGACGTCTGGGTGTTGGGGCTGACGCCAACGAACGGTGCAAAGCCAAGCGCTGACTGCGGATCGGCGCCGGCGGCGCGCTGCGTGTACCCGCTGATGCCAGCGGCCTTCAACATCTGATCCAGCGGGATCTTGTTGTTGGCCGCCCACATGATGGCCTCGGCCAGCTTGTCGTTGGCCGTGCGGTTGGGCATGAACGGCGACGAGACACCCTGCTGCACGGCCTTCGGGTTGGTCAGGATGTTGGCAAAGTCGGTCGTCTGCGCCGGCTGGTAGTCAGGGTTGACGCGGATCGGGTCGTCCTGCAACTGGCCACCGCCCAGCAGCAGCTCGGCGATGCTCGTGGGCTGCGTGGCGCGCACGTCGTTGGCAAACCGCTCGCCGCGCGTCTGCTCGCCACGGTAGCCAGCCAGCGCGTCTGCTGCGCGGGCCTGGGCCATGTTTTCGACGGCGCCAGACTGCATGCGCGGGTCGACGGCATCGGGGAACATGGCCGCCGCCAGTCCGTTAAATCCCATGCCAATGGCCGGGTTCCTGTACTGATAGAACATGTTGGGACGTTGCGGCATGTCACTCTCCTACGATACGAAGGCCGTTCGGGCCTGTGATTCCAAGGCCTCGCGGCAGGCTGTCGGTCAGCCCCATGCCGCTGCCAGACGGTGGCTTTAAGCCAACGGACCCAAACGAGTCACCCGGCTGCACAAGGGCGTATGGGTTGGCAGTGGTTTGCTGCGGCCGGTTGGCTGCCATCACGCCAAGTGACGACAGGCCGGTAAACAAATCACCCATCATGCTGGGCATGGGCTTGGGCACGTCCGGCTGCCACAGCTTGCCCTCGCGCGCGGCGATCTCGGCTTCTGACGCCTGGCCGGAGCCGGCGGCAAAGTTGCGCAGCATGGCACCCAGCTGGTTGTTGCGATTCACGTTGATGCCGGTGTTCTCGAACACTTTGGCCAGCGACTGCACCTTGGCCAGATTGTTTGCGTCGGTGGCCGATCGTTCGTTGGCCAACGCGGCGGCGGCAGCTTCGCGATCCGCGACGGCGCCCGTGGCCGCAGGCGCGACGTTGGGCGCCTGGCGCGAAAGCAGCTGCATGAACGTGTCGGCAATCTTGTTGCCGCTTGACTGCATCTGGCCTTCAAAGCCCTGGTACTGGCCAAGCGACTTGGCAAACGCATCGCCGGCGGCCTGCGCCATCATCTGCTGGCGAATCCGCTCCTGCGCACGCAGTGCGATCTGCTCTTGCATGATCTTGCGCTGAAAGGCAATCTGGTCTTTCAGCTGCCCCGTCTGCTGGTTCAGGTACGCGGCGTAATTCTTGCTGTCAAAGTAACTGTTGACCGCATTGCCAACGCTACCGATGGCCGCGTAGCCTCCTGGCGTGTTCAGCGTTTGCATGAAAGTCGGCATCGTCTACCCCTTAATTCACGATCTTCAGCGATCCGGTTTTGGTCGGGTCGTAGAGTTCAACGCCACCACCGGTGGCCGCACCTTGTTGCGTGGCCGGCGATGACAGCGAGCCGGACAGGTTGGCGATCATGTCGCCAAGCGTCTGGTACTGCGGCGCCACGTTGATGCCCTGGGCCTGCGACTGCGCCATCGTCCTGATCACGCCGGGATCGGCCAGCTGCGAATTGCTGTTGAGTAGGGCGGCGCGGGCCTGCTCGACCTTGGCGCGGGCATCCGATGCGTAGCTGTTGGCCGTGTTCGACAGGTTGGTTTTGTTGGTGTTGTATTGCGCCAGCAGCTTGCCCATCAAGTCGCCGCGCAACGACGAATTCAGGTTGCCGCTGCGCGCAAGCTGCGCGATCAATCCACGTTGCTCGTCCTGATACTCGCGATCGAGCTGCGGCAACGCGTAGTCCAGATAATCCTGCGAGCGCTTGTTGTAGAACTCGTCGTTGAACTGGCCAAAAATGCTTGCGATTTCGTTGGCGCCTTGGGTGATGTTTTGCTGGCGACGAATCTCTGCCTGGCGCTGGCGCTCGGCTTCTGCCGCCGCTTCTGCGCGACGTTGCTCTTCGGCCTCGCGTGCGAGACGCGCTTGCTCGTTGGCCGCATAACGCGCGTTTCTGGCGTTCTTGTTGTTGGTGTACGTGGTGTATGCGGTGGCCGCCACGATGGCTGTAGCTACTGATGACATGGTTTGTCCTCCAATCCAATTTCCATTGTTAGTTCGTATGCCTGCCGATAATCGATGGTTATTTCATCACCATCAAGGCCGCCACGGCACCCTTCAATATCCTGTATGGCCACAAGATTGATATTGCTACCGGATGCGCGGACCATCATCGCATTCGGCCTGGAAGAATGATTCGTGAAGCGGCCTGCGATGGTGCGAAGGCCGTCGATGCGTGCTGGCGCAATGACTTCGCCAGAAGCAATGACCGCTGTAGCAAACAGGCCGTTGCCCTCGATCTTGGACGGCCCTACCTTAATCTTGTAGCTGCCATGCGGCAGGTTGGTCATGTCCTGCGTGTTTTCTGACTGGCTACGAACAGTCTGTTCTGTCACACCAAGGTCGGCCAGCATTTGTTCGTAGTCGTCGCGGTCAGAGTGGTGCTGCAACAGCTTGATCTTGTGTTCGATCTGGCCAGCGCTCCAGGTGTCGCTCTTGGTGATAAACGTCGACTCCAGTTTCTCGACGTCGGTTTCGTCGCTGGCATAGACGTTCAGCCAGACGATGTCTTCGTGGATGTATCCAACCTTGCGGCCAGGCTTGCCAACAAACATCGTCGGCGCCACCAGCTCGGTGGTGCTGCCGTCGTCATTCAGGATGGTGACGCGACCCTTGAGCATGATGTTCATGTGCTCAAAGTTCTGGTGATGCCCGACGGCCAGCGTGCCTGCCGGGATCATGACTTCGCGGATATAGACGCCTGGGCCAAAGCGATGGATTACCGGGCAGCTGGCTTGCTCGTAAGTGAGCATGAAGCCTTCCATTTTTTCAACGTCGCCACCAAACAATTGGCCGAACTGTTGAAGCGCTGAACCCGGATTGGTTTGCAAGTCAAACATGTCCATTCCCCACGTGTCTTGGCGATGGACACTGATTGCGCCGTACCCAAATTGTATGAAAAACGTCGGGCGTTGTCAGGTTTTAACCTGGATCTCCACCCTCGTAATGCACCACCAGCGAGCCAATTTTGGCCGCGCCGTTGTTCTGGCTGGTCAGTTTCACAGCCAGATGCGTCGAATTGGCCACAAACGATGCGTTGCCTTTTCCGAAAGTCGTCTCTTCGATGTAGGCCACCGTCTCCAGCGCCGTCTGGTCCGTGGGGTCGGTGGCAATCTCGACGCGCCACAATCCTTCGCAAGCCAGGTCAATGCCGGTGAATGTCTTTTTTGTGGCCGGCGTCTTGCCGTTTACATACGGCACGAAGGCGACAACCTGCGTGTTGTCGTAGGTCGTGCCATTGGCCCCGCCCAGGAGATACAGCTTGTTGTTAGCGCCGCGGCAGTACAGACGACGGCCAATGATGGCCCAATCCGACACCTCAAAGCCTGGCTCGTAGATCGACCAGGCCGACACCTGCGAGGCCGGGAAGTACGAGAACACATAGCACTTGTTGCCCACGGCCAGGATGTACCTGCCATCGCGTGGTTCAAGCACGGCCCGGCTTTCGCGAACGGCCAGGCGGTCGGCGTTGATGTCAGCCAGGACCAGCGTGTCGATCGGGTTGCCGATGTCGGTGGCAAACGCTGCGTTGTTGACGTTTCGCGCACGCAGGGACCGGATGCCGGACTCGGACAGGTAGAACACGTCGGAGTCGCCGATCTCCTGCACTGATCGCGGTGCGATGGCGCCGGTGTTGTTTAGAACCTGGAGTTGCTGGTTGCCGGAGGCCGTGACGTCGACAAACCAGATCTGGACGGTTCGCTCGGAGAACACAGCCAGGTTCTGCTGATAGTTGGCAATCGACGTCAGACGTTCTGAGCCTTCGGCGTTGCTGGCCAGGTTGATGAAACCGGCCTCATGCGCTGCTTCATTGGCTTCAAGCGGGCGCTCAATCCCGGAAAAATGCAGCAGAGAGGATGCCGTCGTGTAGACCTTGGACTTTGCTGGCTTTGAAAACTCGCCCGGCAAGAATGTCTCTTGGCCTGGCGGCGACGTCACCAGATTGGCGCCATTGGCCAGAGCAACGGTTGACACGCTGGTTGTCACGTTGCCCGTTTTCGTGATCACCATCGACTTGCCGTTGTTGGCAGCGCCGGCGGCCTGAATCATCACGTTGACCTTGTTGCCAACGGCCAGCGCCCTGTACTCGGGCGCGCTCTGGTATTCGTTGATCGCAGCTGCGATGGCCGCAGCCGTGGTCGCGTTGTCGCCCGTGTGGTTGATCTGGCCGCCCAGGATGTTCACGCCGTCCACGGTGATGGCCGTGATTGCGTTGTCGACGCCGCCTGCCATGTTGACCACAGAGCCGACGGTGAAGCCGCCAGCGGTGTTCACGACGAGCGACAGGCCGTTGTACTGCGTGCCGGGGGTGACTGCCGTGATGGTCACGGTCGCACCGACAGCGGCCGCCGTGAAGTCAGGGTTGCCGGCAAAAGCGTTGATCGCAGCTGCGATGGCCGCCGCCGTGCCCGAGTTCGAGCCGGTGTGCTGCACAGCCTGGGTCAGAATGGCCAGCGTGCCGGCCCTGATCGTCGTCACGCGGTCGCTGGACGAGTTGACGCCACCGGTGACAGTAAAGCTCGCCGTAGCTGCCACGCCGCCCGTGGTGCCGCCAGTGACGTTGAACGACGCCCGCGCGCGCGCTTCGACAAACTCTGTGTGCCGGGTGCCGTTGTAGAAGTGGTAGATCGCGCCGTCGTCGTATTGAGCGATCACATACGGAAGGCCGGAGAACGCGCTGGCGTGGATGACCTTGGCCATCGCCGCCCCGCTTGGGTGCGCGAGCTGCTGATAGACCAGGTTGGACGGCGAACCGGACGGGAAAGTCACGGAGCCGGCCGCGTCAGAGCCGAACGTGTAGAGCGTGCCGCCGACTGACACCAGGCCAAACGTGTTGGCCGGCAGCGTCACCTGCTCGACAAACGCCAGACGCTTTTCGATCTCGCCGCCACGGTTGATGTGGCCATTGACCAGACTCAGGAGGGAACCGGGAACCGACAGCACCGCCATGCGGCGGCTGTCCATGCCAGCGCGGAAGTCCTGAATCTCGAAGTAAGACATGGTTTATGCGTTCTGTACGGCAATGATCTTCGGACCCTGCGGACGCAGGCCTGCCGACTGTTCGCCATCGGCCAACGAGAATGTTTCGCTCTTGGCGTTTCTGCCCTTCAAGCGCTTGTAGTGCTGGTTCGCCATGTCCAGCTTCAGCTTGGCGTCGTTCGACTTCTCGCGCGCCAGGATCTCGGCCGCCGAGTACAGCACCAGCAGGGTGTCGTCCAGGTCGGCCAGGTCAGACTCGGCCACCAGCGAACGCAGCTTGCGAATGCCAGTGAAGCGCAGGATGTTCGAGGACGTGGCGGTTGAGCCGTTCTGCGACGGGATGGGCCAGATCTCGATCTGGTCGTTGTCGGCTTCCTTCCAACGCTCGATCGGGAAGGCGCGCACGCCGCGATCGGAATCGTGGGTGTCGTACTCTCTGCGCGTGATGCCGTATTCGACAGGAATCCAGCGGTCGCCGTACTTGAACTCGACCTTCTCCAGACGCTCCAGCGTCAGGTCGACGGGGAAGTTGTAGTAACGCTGGCCAGCGGCCACCGCCACATCACGTTCGACGCGCAGGAAGGTCCAATCGAAGTCTTCCCACAGCCGGCGCTGCTGGCGCTGGAGGACTTTGACCAGCACATCGCGCATCTGCACGCCGAGATTGGCCTGCAACGAATGCCCGGCCTCTGCACGGAGGTCGTCAATCAGAACACCAAGCGATACGTTGCGGGCCATTGCTGTCTCCTTTATGCCGCCGGCAGCTCGTCGGAGGCCTCAGCCGGCAAGGTCAGCTCTTCGGTCGCGCTGGCCTTCTTGGCCTTTTTGGTCGGGGTCTTCGAGATCACGAACTCGTCGCCAATGCCGGACTCGTCGATCGTCTTGGGCAGCGGGCCGGTGGCGCCGATGGTTTCCTTGACGATGCCTTCGGGCATCTTGTAGATCGCCAGCAGACGGTCGCGCTCGTCATTGCTGCTGATGTCTTCGTTCGAGATGACTTCGATGTTGCGTACTGCGTCTTCGCCGTGAATGGCGCGCAGCACCATGACTTCGGGCACGGTCACATTGGTTTTGAGCACGGTCATGCCGGCTTCGCCACCGATGGCCACTGTGCAATTAACTACCTGCATGTCTTTCTCCTGTAAGCGGTTGCAAAAATGGGTCGCCACCCTTGCAGATGGCGACCCGTGTCATCCAGCCGGGATTAGCTGAATTGGTAGACACCGTGGCAGTTCAGCTGCTGGGCAGCCAGAACGCCAGTGGTGGTGATTGCGCGGTACATGACGTACTGGTTGTGCGGACGTGCCGGCGAGTGACGCTTCATCTTCTCGTTCTCCATGTAGTACAGGCACAGCTTGGAGGTGTCGATGATGTAAGCGCGCTTGCGGTAGTCCGTTGCGCCGCCCAGGGTCGTGCCGATGTCGTCCATCGTCGGGTCGTACTTGAACACGAGGCCGCCGAAGGTCACGTCGCCGTGCTTGACGTCCTGGTTGCGTGCGTAGCCGCTCTGGGTGTAGTAGCCGCGGGCACGCAGTTCCTTGTTCAAACGATCCATGAAGTCCGAACCGCACAGTGCCAGGTCAGGCTTGCCGCCGTAACGCTGGAGTTGACGGAACTCGCTGTTCAAAAGCGCGATCAGTTCGTCACCGGTCGAAGTCGTCGACACCGACAGGTTGACGCGGTTACGCCACCAGCTGTTGGCCGCCGCATTCTGGTCAATGCCACCCACGGTCTGGCCAGCAGCGGCCGGGGTGTCTTTGATGAATGCACGGATGCCGGCGATGGCGTTGGCGTCAGCGGTGCCGTCGCCCCACAGGAAGCCGTTCAGGCCGCGTGCATAGCCTTCGGCCATGTCTTCGAGCTTGTCTTCCAGCAGGTTGGCCAGCGCGGACTCTTCACGGCCACGGTTGTTGCGCAGCGAGTCGCTGTTCATCGAGTCGACGACAGAGATGCCATCGCGCTTCAACTCGGTCAGGGTCACGCCGATACCGATGTGATGTTCCTTCCACGAGAAGTTTGCGCGCTTGATCTTCGCCGGGTTGACGTAGTTGACCGTGTCGTTGTGGGTGTAGCCAGCCAGCGAGCTGTCGTACTGACCCTTGACGCCCACGGAAACGGCGCCTTTGCCGCCGGGGAAAGTCTTGTTGCGTTTGTCCATCGCGGCAAGCAGAGGCTTGTCCTGGATGGTGGACGAGAAAACGCTGCCTTTCTCGATGTAGTAATCGAGTGCTGCGTTGGCGATGTTGTCGATTTCGGCTTGAGTAAATGCCATTTGAATATCTCCGATTCAGTTGAACCGGTCCTACGCTCCTGCCGATGCCTGCCGAACTACGTCGAGAAGGCTTTTCGGTTCAGGGGCCGCAGAACCATTAGTTTTGCCCCCGACCGGTGTTCGCATTGGCGTCCTGTCTCCGCGCACTTTCAAAAGCGTCTGAGTCACTGAGTCATAGGCGTCTTTCGACACCTTCAGCGCCTCGTCGGCAGTCTTCGGTACACCGTGAGACGCGACATGTGCGCGCACGCGGTCTTTCACCAGTTCAGCCTTCAACTCAAAGTCGGGATCGGACGCTTTCGTCGTCTGTTCCCACATCGACACCGCGTTGGCAATCTCGGTCACCTTCGCCTGCTGATCGTTTTGACTCATACGATCAATCTGCGACTGTGCCGTCGCTGCTAGACGCTCCGCTTCCTTCTGCTTCTGGAAAAGCTCCTGTGCGGTTTCGCGATCGATGTAACCCTGCTCGATCTTCTCTTCCAGCTCAGGCGGCAATTTCTTGCCGATGACCTCTTCCAGCATGCCCAGGCGTTCCTGCAAAAGCTCGTAGGCCTTCGTGGGGTCGCCGTTCTTCAGCTTGGCCATCATGTCCAGCGAATTGGCGACCTCTTCGGCCGACAGTCCGTTGGCTTGCATGAAGCCCTGAATCTCGCGGTACTGCTTTGCGTCTGACTCGTACTCGGCCACCTGCGCCTTGTACGTGTTCTTTTCCTTCACCAGCTCCCGAAACCTTGGATGCGTGTTGAAGGGCAACTTCGAGAAGTCTTCCGGCTTGTCGGCCGGCTTCTCGGTGGTGTCTTGACTCTGATCTGCGGTTGGCGACTCCGCGTCACCGGCGTTTGTGTCTTCGGTGGCCTTGGCCACGTTCTGCACAACCGCCAGGAGGCTGTCTTCTGTTTCGCCTGGCTTGCCTTCGTTCGACTGCCCGTCTACTTGCGTCGACTGGTCGTCGTCCTTCGGCTCCGGGGACGAACCGGATTGCGCTTCAATTTGCATACGTCACCTTTGTCTGTTTTCCCACGTACATTCTGTCTGAAAATGCGCGACTGCACAACACTACAGGCGCGCAATTACATCATGGTTGGCGCCGGACCCGTGGGGCCTGCGCCTGGTGCGCCTGCCGTGGGCGCGTTCAGCATTCCGGCAATTCCCTGGCCAGCGCCTGCGGCGGCGTTGGCATCTCTCATTCCATTTTGAGCAACAACCGACGGCACGCCCTCGGCCAGCGCTTCGTCCAGATCCAGCTTGTCGTCCATGCGCTTCAACACCTGCTTGGCCAGCCACTCTGGTTTGATGTTCGGAATCTGGATCAGGTACGGCAGGACGCGCTCCAGGTTTCTAAGCTCTGCTGCCTGGTTCGGCTTGCCGGTCGACCCGGCCTCGATCTCCAGACCAATCTCGTCGGCGATCTCCTGGGCGGTCAGCTCCGGCCAGACAGCGCCGGGACCTGCAATCTTGACAACCTGCTCCTTGCCCATCTCCTGGAACAGCACGGCGCCGGCGGCGCGCGCAACCTCGGACATGAACGAATCCAGCTCATCGACCTGGGCGCCCAATGCCGACATGCGCGAGGACTCGGCCACCGACGTCTCGGTCGCAGTCGCCCCGGCGGTGCCACCAAAGTTGGCCTCCTGGGCGCCAACGGCCAGTTGGACGTCGTCGAAGACCGTCTTGACTTCGTACAGGTTCGGGTCGATCCCGGTCGTCTTCAGTGGCGCCACCAGCTCTTCGGACTTCTGGCCGGGTTGCATGCCTTGGATCGTGATCACGCCATGCGCAGGGCGGCTGACCAGCTTGGCCTTGTCTTCTTCCTCCAGCACGCCGGCAGGCGTCAGATAGGTCGGGCGGTTCGCCTTGCGATGCTCCCGCAGGCCTTCGCGCGAGCGGTTGTACTCGGACACCATCGAGCGGATCAGGTGGACGTCTGACGGCGGGTAGATCTCTTTGTCGTGCTCGGTTTCGTTAAACACCAGGGTGAAGATCGGCCAGAAGGTTTCCAGCTTCAGACGCGGCGGCGCTGGCTCCTCCAGGAAGTCCTTGAAGCCCTCGGCCACCGTGTAGACCATGCCCGACGGCTTGTCGTAGATCTCATAGGCGCACACCATGCCCTCGTCGGCCGGCTTCTTGTCGCCCGTCTCGGTCGACGTCATGGCAGCGCGTGACGAGTCGTGCGAGCGTCCCTTGACGTCGTAGCCGGTGTAATTGCCTTTGACGTCCTTGCCGTAGATCTCTTTGATCTCGTCGGGCGTGAAAAACATCTGGTGAGCAATCCAGCGCGCGCCGATGAAGCCGCGCAGCTGCTTGCAGCGCGGGTCGACGATGATGGCCGTCGAATCCGGGAAGTCGAACATCAAGCCTTCGCGCAGGATGACCTGGGGTTCCTCTGCCAGCGCTTTCATCGCCAGCATCAGCTCTTCCATTTCGCCTTCGTGCTCGTTGATCTCGCCTTCTTTGACCTCTTCGGCCAGGCGTTGCAGGTGGTCAAAACGGGCAACGGCGTCGTTCATGCGCGCTGAGATTTCAGGCCGGCGCTGCATCTCGCGCTGAAAGCCCAGCTTGACGTAGCCAACGCTGGTCGTGAGCGTCCTGCGCACGAGCGCTTTCATCTGCGCCTTGAACGTGGGCTGCGACTCCTGCATGAAGTAGCGGAACAGGATCTCCAGCGTCTTGGCGATCTTGTCCAGCTGCTGATTCTGGTTTTGCACCTCGTCGTACTCGGCCAGCATCATGGCCACCGCCTGAGGGATCGGCAGCTTCTCCTGCTCGGCCATCGCCCGTGTGGCTTTGGCGTCGGCCAGCATCTCCGGCGAGCCGTCCCATAGGGTGTACATCATGCGCTCGCGCCGGCGCGCAACGCACTTCGGGTTCTTCGCGTACAGGGCCGCCGTCCTCTGCTGGACGTGGCGCTGAGCCAGGTTGACGAAATACTTGTCTTCAGACCAAGCGTCAGGATCGAATCCGTGGAACACCAGATCCATGTCCTTCTTCATGCGCTTGAAGGCTTTCTCGTGATCCCTCTTGCCGGTCTTGACGCGGTCAAGCAACTCGGTGACAAGGTTCTGGCGAGCCGTGCTTGCCTCTTTGTCGTCGTCGTCGGATTCGCCGCCGGTGGCCACAATGACTTTGATGTCTTCCATTACCAACCCCTCAAATTTGCTTCCAGTTTTGCCATGTCGTCGCGATATTTCGCATCAGCCTTCAACCATCCCAGCGTTCCATACGCCGGCCCTTCGACCTTTCGTGTTACCGATGGCATGGCCATGCGGTTCACGGCCCGTCCCAGCCAGGCCAGCGCGTCGACAAAGTCGTCGTGTCTGGCGTTTGGGAACTTCAGCATCTGGTCGCGCGCTTCCATGAACCAGTGCGCGTGACGCGGGAAGCGCACCTTCTTCATGCTCATCATGCCCATCACGGACTGCGCGCGCTGCACCTTGTTGTTGACCGGCGTCACCTCTTCAATGGAAAAGTAGGTGCGGTCTTCCTGCATGCGTTTGCGCAGGAACGGACCGATGGCCTTGCTGATGTGTCCCTTTTCGGCAAACCACAGCAGTGGCTTCCATTGCTTGGCCAGTTTCAGCATGGCCTCGACCTGCTTGTCCGATCCAGCCTTCTCCCACCACACGTCCAGCACATACAGGTCGCCAAACGTGTCGACGCCGCCAATGATCATGACCGTGGCGTCGTTCCTGGTTTTGTCCTCGCCGATCGCGTGATCGCTGGCAGCATAAATGCGCAGATCCTTCGGCAGTTGCGACTTCTCATACGTCACCAGCCAGTCAGCGCGGAACAGGTCGCCATCTTCGGGCGTTGGCCGCTGCTGATACAGGGCCGAGAAGCCCTTGGGGTCGAGCTGCTTGGCCGCGTTCAGAAACTCCAGATCGAACCGCTCGGGCCACAAAGCCTCGCCTGCCTTGCGTCCCAGCGGGTCTTCGTCGCCGGCGATCGCTGGCAGGTTGATGATCTTCCACTTGGCCGCTTCGTCCTCCGAATAACAGGGGTTCGACGGGTCGGTGATGCGACCGATCAGGTCGTCTTCGTGCCAGCGTGTGTGCACAACAATCACGCGGGCAAACTTCGTCATCAGACGCGTCATGGCCACCTGCGTGAACCAGTCCCACAGCTTCGTGCGAAGCGTTGGCGACTGCGCCTCTTCGGCATCCTTGATCGGATCGTCGATGATCAGGATGTCTGCGCCTCGGCCGGTGATCGAGCCGCCGCGTCCAACGAACGCTGCCATGCCACCGGCGCCGGTTTGCAGCTTCTCGCGAGAGAGGCCGCCTGCGCGGAAGCGAAACTTGGGGAACACCTGCTTGTAGGCCGGCGCCTGCATGATGGCGCGGCAGTCCGATCCAATGTCCTGACTAAACGGCTCGTTGTAGGTCGCGAAAATCACGTTGCGATACGCATCCCGCCCCAAAAGCCACGGGATGAATCGACGCGAGATCAGCTCGGTTTTGCCATGACGCGGTGGCAACGTGACGATCAGACGCGGAATGTGACCCAGCTCGACCTTCTCCAGCACCTTGGCCAGCGCTCTGTGGTGCTTGGCATCCTTGAACATCGACAGCTCGACGTTGTCGGGGTCCTCGATGTCGGGCATGGTGAACTTGACGAACTTTAAGAAGTCGTCACGGGCTTCCAACGCCAGCTTGGCGCGTTGTGCGGCGGCAATGCGCTTCTCGATGGCCGAAAGCTTGGCCTGGCCATCGTCGCCAGTCTGCTGCTCTTCAACAATGTCGTCGGTTTCGGTCATCGCTTGTCGTCAATGTCACTTCGGCAGCGAGCCGTGGCCGGCCAGCCACATGGCCAGGCCAATGACGGCAACACCTGTCAGCCAAGCCAGTTTCTTCAACACATTCTTGCCCACTTCGGTGTAGACCTTGTTCAATGCAACCTCTGCTGCGCGCTCTGCAATTGCCTCGATCTGGGCGTCGGTCAGTGGAATTTCTTTGTCGCTCATCATGCAGCCTTAACGAGATGTCCCTGGAAGTAGGTCAGGTTAGCGCCAGCCAGCACCTCCAGTGTCATGCCGTAAGCCAGGCCGTGCATCTCGACGTAGTCAGAGCTGCCGTTCAAGTAGATCAGTGCGTTGGCCACTGCTGAAGCCTGCGTGCCCCCGCCCAGACCGATCACATTGCCGGCCTTTGCTGACGAGCCGTTTTTGTGCAGGTACACACCAATGGTCGTCATCGTTGCGCCCTGGACATACAGCGTCGCATTGATCTGATACCAGCCAGCAACTTGCGGCTGGAAGCGATAGTTCGTCGCGTTATCGTAGGCCGACGCCGAGTCGACTTCTTCCGTCTGGCACTGGATCTTGGTGACAACACCCGACGTCAGTGATTGGTTTGTCGTTGCTCTGTGCGCGCTGAAAATCGGTGCATTAGGCACGTTTGCCAGGTTCCTTGCCTTGCCCATCTGATCCCCTTTCTTGTTTCCGCTTGTTACCTCTCGGCAGTCTCCCGCTGCCGCTCCCGCATCATCTGGACCCGCAGGTCTTCAATCTCGTTGATCTTGTCGACTGCCACCTTCGTTGCGCGCCTTGCCATGTCGGTTGCGTGGTTCATGTCCATCCACGCAATGCCCATGATTGGCAACAGCAGCACTAGCACAAGACACACAAATACGTTGACGAGAAGATTCCACGGTACGTGTGACTGAGTCGCAGGAGGATCATTAGGCCGCTGAACCACGTCAGGACGAACACTACTGCTCCAATCCATACCGCCTTTGCTCGCAGATTTTCGAGGGTCCTTTCCCGTTGCCATTTCGCCACCTGCGCTTTGCGCAACTCTTCAGCCAACGCCTCGTTTTGCTCAGCAACGATCTGCGTCCACATCTTCTCGAAACGAGTCCACAAGTCGCCCAATTCGCTGGGCGCGTTGTAGACCATCTCTTCGCGCACCTCAGCCAGCATTGAGTCAAGCTGATACCGTAACCGCAACCGCTCCAGCGCCCGCCTGGCCAGCGACATGTCGCCTTTGTAGACCTGCCTCGCGTTCACCTCGCTTGCGATGTAGGCCTTGGCCATCACGTCGTACTGGTCGACGAACGTGCCCAGGTGGTCCCAGATGTCGCCCAGCGCTTCCTCGGGCGGCTTTTTCGCGATCTCCTGAACGCGCTTTACTTCATCAACGTACTGCTTCTTCTGCTCGACAGACGGGTCCACGAGCTTGTGAAACTGGTCCTTCAGATCCTTCAGCACTCCCGACACATCGCCGGCCGTGCTCTTGATTTCCTTGTACAGCTTGACCCCGTCCTTTGCGAGCTGAATGGCCGTCGTTGCTGCTTTGTAGGCCGCCGCAATGGTGATGGGGTCGAACATTTACATCAGTGCAGCCCTACAGATACACGATGTCGGACGACGTCAAAGCTACGACGTCCGCGCTTGCCATCGCCTGCGGCTGGTCGCTTGTCAGCGCGGCCACCTGTGCGCTGGCCAACGACTCCACAGCCTGGGTTGCTGACTGCGGCAAAGGATATTCAATCCACTGGCCTTGATCGTCGTTCCACTTCCAGCGATAGCCTTCACGGTCAACAGGTTTAGGATCGCGGATAAGCCAGCGCCAATTGAGCCAGACCACTTCCTTGCCTTCAGGTGCTTCAGGAGGATAAGAAACCTCTAGCCAGCCTTCAGTGCCATCTGTCTCAGGTTTAGGGATAGAGCCGTTTTTTGTGTAGAGCATGGTCAATCCTTATTGCACAGGGAATGCAGCCGTCGGCGGCGTGAAGTTGCCGGTGTAGCGGGCGTAACCTTTGGTAATGCGAAGGTCGTCAATATAACCATTAAAGTAAACATTACTGGGACTAACACCTATTTTTAGGGAATTCATGTCCGCTGTTATTGAGTTCGTTGCAGATGTGCCAATTCCATTCACATACATCGTGAACGTATTCCCTATACGAACAAGGGCAACATGGTTCCAAGCATTTTTCGTAACTGCCGTTGTAGATGTAACGATCCCTGCTACCCCCCAATTACCCGCCTCTAACACGCCAGAAGTCCCGGGAAAATACATTGGGTTAAAGCCAGAATCTGCGCATACAACCCCTTCAACAGCAGCAGGGAAGTTTGCTCCGATATATATCCAACATTCAATCGTAAAGTTACCTGTTCCAAACTTCACGTTCTGATCAGCTGCTTTATACAGGTAGCTATTCGTTCCGTTGAAATACATCGAAGTACTGCCAAACTTGCTCTGCGTCGTACTTATCTGCGCGTTGCCTACAGTCTCTAGTACGTTCTTCGCAGTAGCGTCTGTGATGCCCGCATTGGTGAAGTTGAGTAGGAGCGAAGTGTTGGTGATGTTAGTGAGAAGCGTTGTCGGCACAGCAAAGGACGCCCCTGAATAAAGAGCTGTGCCTTTGAGAATACGAAGGTTAGAAATGTATCCGGGGAACGGAAAATTTCCCCCGCCCGATGAACCAATGGTAGCCGCGGTTACCGTGTTACTAAAGCTCCTGCCGGAACCAGTAGCTACGCGAACTCCATTAATGTATAGAGAGTCTGAGGTCGTTGTACCAACGTGCGACCACGCGACATGCGTCCAAGCATTTCTTGGAAGTAATGTGCCGCCAGAGTTTATGTAACCCGAACCGCGATCATCGCAGCCAAGCTGCCCCGAAGAGTTAACATTCAACCCCCACGATCCCGCAACATTACCGGTTGCAATAAATGCGTCACCACTAGGGAATGCAGGCAGGTAAATCCACGCCTCGATAGTAAAATCACTATTGAAGGTGAACGCGGAGTTGTTTGGCAAACCGAGATAATCCCCGCTCCCATCAAAATACCCACTGCCGCCATTCGT